GGGCCGTCATCGTCACGCTGCCGTAATCAATGTCGGTCGAACTGAACCGCAGCGCCCTGGTGGACGTTCTCGGCACGATCTCGACGGTGCCGGTCTGCACGCCATCCACGCCGACGATCACCACCTCGGTGAAGGTCGTGCCGCCCCACGTCACCGTCGTGCCTTGGCTGGTCTTGGCCATGCCGTCCCCTTATCAGGAGACCTTGAACGTGGCGTTGCCCTTGACCAGTTCACCGACGGCATAGGTCAGGCTGGACGAGAAACAGGTGGCCGTGCCGGTGTAAGCCGAAGAGCCGATATTCAGCGTGCCAGTGGTGCCCCGCGTGATCAGCGTTGTGCCAAGGTAGTCCACCGTGATCTCATCCGATTCCTGCAGCGCCGCAGCCTGGAGGAGCCGCTTGCTGCCAGACGCCTGCCCGAGGTGCGAGGCGTCAAGCTCGTTGACGCTGCCGCTGATCTGGATGTTGGTGACCGTGTAGGTCGAGCCGGCGAAAACGAAATTTGTGCCCTGAGAATCGACTGCCATTTGGCGCTCCTAATTCGGGGTGACGGCGGTGCCGTATCCCGAAACTAGGGGCCAAAGGGGCATACCTTGCAGTTAGCCGCCGTTCCGCTTGGCGAGGTCGTCGGTCGCCTTCTGGACGGCCTCACGCATGCGGAGCGTCAGGGCCGTGTTCATGAAGTTCTTGCACTGATTAAAAGACCGTTCCACCGGGTGTAGGGCAGGCATGGCCCCGAGCCCCCGCCGAGGGTCGATCTTGGCAATGAACGAGTTTGGATAGCCGGGGGTGCGGTTTAGGTTCTTGTTGACGAAAAAGGGGCCACGGGTGTTGAAACTCGACATGACGTAGGTAGGGCTGTTCACAACCTCCTTTTTTCTGCCGACGAGCGTCTGCTTCTTGCCCTCAATCACGACACGAACCCTGCCCGTAGATTTGCTTTTGCCGGGGAACCGTCGCTTGGTTCCAAACTCCACGAGGTGCGAGTGGAAAGCACGATCGTTGCCGACGCGGATCGTGCCGCCGGTCTTTTTGCTGTCGCCAGTCCCGCTGCGGCGGTAGCCGATCACGGCCACGGAAACCGGGATCCCCCAGCGGTTGTTCTTGTAGGTCTTGGTCTTCATGGCCACGGCCCGAACAAGATTGCCGCTGACAATGCCGACGTTGGTCTTGACGTAGGTTTTCAGCGCCATCAGCCCAATCGACCCGGCTTTTTTGACGGCTTCCTGCTGCCGTTTGTTGGCGATGTCAAACGGGAACTTAAGCAGTTCGTCCCGCAGCTGCTGCACCTCGGTGATGCTGAACCGTGTCTGAGCGTGTTTGCCCACGCCCAGCTTGAATTGAATCACCTGCACGCTCATACAGCCTCCGCAACCCGAAAATCAAAAGTCTGTTGGACGTAGTAGAACGGCAGCATTTGGTCGTCGGTCGGCATCTCGGCCCCGTCCACCTCGCTGGTCAGGTTGGTTCGCTGAATCGTGCAGTTGCCGTAGGTGCCGACGTAGCCGTCCACGGACAGCCGGATCGCTCGGGCAATCTGCTTGAGGTCGATGTAGCTGGTGCCGTAGGTCGTCAGCTGCACGCTGATGATCGGGCTGCCCGTCGGGCCGTTCAAGGCCGGCTCACGGCTCACGCCGGTGCGTTGATAGACCACCAGCGGCATGGACGTTCCCATCGGTGCCAGCACCGGAAAAATCCTGCTGGAGACGTAGCCCGCCACCGTGGCGTTTGCAGCCAGCCGGGCATACAAAAACGTCTCTGGGCTCTCCTGCAGGCTCATGCGGGCCTCCTTTCCGTGCAGACGATCTCATGCACCCATAGACGTTCCCGCTCGTTGATCTGGCCGATTTCCAACGTCCTGTCGCGGTAGATCACCCGCATGCTAGACAGCAGGCCCGGCAAATAGCGAATGGTGACTTTGTGAGTCATAACCCCCAAGACCTCGCCGTACTGCACAGCCTCGCGGCTTGACAGCGGGGCGACGTTGGCTGAGACGGTGGCGAAGGTCGACCAGGACAGCACCGGCTCCCCAAGCTCGTTGGGCGTGCTTGTGGGTTGCTGAATCGTCACTCTGGCCCAGAGGCTGCCGGGGTCAAGGGGCATGCGTTACCTCACTGGTAGCCGCCCCAGCGGCAGGAATCGAGCAGGGTTTTCACGCCTAGCGGCGTCTCGACAAGCCCGGCGACGTCGGCCGCCACACGGCGCTCGTACCACAGGTTGACCATCATCATGATCGCGTGCCTGATCTGCCGTGGCACAGCCTGCCCGGAGTCGCCGTAGCCGGCGTACCACGAGATGCTCACCGCGTTCTGATCGACCCGGTGCGACGGCCAGCTGCCAGAGTAGAGCGGTCTGGCAGCACCAGGCGTCGAATAGCTGTCCAGCCGGTATTGGTTCGTCGGTAGCGTGGTCGTCGTGCCATCGGCCGTGACGTAGGTTATCACGCTCGTCATGTTAAAGAGCGACATCGGCGGCCGCGGCAGCTCGATGTCAGGCGGGAAGATGTCGGCCCGCACCGACAGCTGCGTGGCAATGAACGTGCGATCCTGATACGCCTCGGACAGCTGGCGGGCCATCGTCGGGAATGCGTCCAGCCGCATTGTCCACTGCGTCGTGATCAGCGTCCGGTCAAGGTAAACCTCAACCCACTCGCGGGCGGCCGTGACCAGCGACATGATGTAGCTGTCGTCGGTCTCGGAATCGACGCGAAGGTGTTGCTTTATCTCCAGCAGGCTCACCGGCTCGACGGCAGGCTGTGTCGTCCGTGTGAGGCTGCGCCATCTCATTCTCTGCGTCTCCGTTTGGGCGTCGCGTCAGCCGTTCGCAAGTCTGCCGGCTCAACCACTGCCGTCTCAAGCAGGTCCTGCTGCTTCTCGATCACCGCCGCCTGATCGCGGCAGCACCGTTCTGCCAGCCGCTCGTCGCATTCAATTACCTGGCCACGGTCGTAGCGTAGATACGGTCTGGTAAACCTGATCTTCACGGTAGTCATTCGGGTGCCTTCCATGCAGTTTCGGGCCGCTTCTTGGAGTCGTTGAAGTCTTGGCAGTATTGAAAAACGGGCTTTTGCAGGTCGCGGCCGGGCCATGAAACGACGTACTCGCCGTGCCCCAGTACCACCCTTGGCGTGACGTAGATGCGGTTGCCACAGGCCCGCCACGATCGCCAGAAGGATATATCGGCGTCGGTTCGCCCCTCGTTCCAGCACCCATCGGGGCCGGGCTTACTGTGAAACCACGGCTTGGGCATACGCTTGAGCGCCGCCGTGGAGATGATTGTGCATCCGAAATGAGCCGTATCCACCTCGTTGACCGGCTGGGCAAACCATTCCTTCGGCACCGTGTAGGGTTTGCTTTCGTCCACCGTGTCGAGCGTGTCCTTGAGCGTAAGCATGGGCCGGCCGTCCTCACGCTTGGTCTGCAGCCCGGTGATGGCATCGCATTGGAACGTGAGGGCCAGAGCAAAAAGATGCTCCAAGTCCTGCTGGGTGAAGAATGTGTCGTAATCGACCGTCAGCAGATATTCGCACTCGTCGATCCACTTTTCGCAGGTGCGGGTCAGCACCTGGTCCCAGAACGCCCCGGTGCCGAACGTAGGGCGAATGCCCAGCCCGAGGAACGCCGTAGCCCACGCCTGGTGGTTAGCGGTAAAGCCCAGCCGGGGCATGCTGAATATGGCCTCGACCCTGACGTCAACATCCGTGTTACCGACAGCGACCTTCATGCGGCGCTCTCCAAAAGGAAACGGGCGGCAGACCGGGAGTGGTCGCCGCCCGCTTCGATTGATTGTAACAAGTCAGATCAGCCGGAAACCCAGTTGCTTGTGTTTCCGCCGGTCGCGTCGGTCGGTGCCTGCTCGCCACGCCCGAGCCGGCACAGGCTGGTCACACCCACGGTCTGCGACGGGGTGCAGATGACCGTCAGGTAGCGCTTGCGGGCACGGATGTCGAGATTGAACCGCCCGACGTAGCCGTTGTCGGCCCCGGTGGTCGAACCGGCCGACACCGTGAAGTCGGTGCCGCCAACGTAACCGCTGATGCTCGTGGCGCTGGTGCCTTGGCTGGCGGTGTCGCTATGCCCAACTCGCAGCACCAGGGCGGCCGTGGAGGCTGCCGAGGTGAACGGGCTGAGGATCAGGTCGATGCTGGCATAGTCAAAGCCCAGCGTGTCGATCTCGGCGGTGAACGTGGCAGAGCTGGCCACGCTGGCGGTGCTCTTGGTCACGGTATTGGTCGCTGCGATGTGGTGCATGCGATTCTCCTAGGCTATTGGTCAGGAATAGGATCAGGACGCAGCGGTCTTGAGAGCTACCA